CGGTCGGATCATCGCCGGCTGCCCTGAAGCTGCTGCTCGGCTTGGCGCTGATGGAAAACCCGGCCGGCGCGCTGGTACCGGCCGGCGCAGGGCCATCCGGCATCTCGGACGAGATCGCGCAGATCGAAAAATTTATGAACACGAACCGGGCCGCCTACAACAAGGATGAACGGATGCAGGCACGCTACCGGGATTTGATCGACGCCCGCGAGAAGGTCGAATCCAGGGCCAAGGCAGCGTAGGCGGGATCTTGCACAGGACAGAAAGCAGGCATACGATGCACCCGCATGCGGACACCCCGGATCCTCGGCCCCGCACCTATCCAACGCCAGTCGCAAGGCGCCTACTGACGAGGCGCTGGCGCCCGCAAGGGACACCCCAGCAAACGTCACGCGGACACCCCGAACGACGGTTCGCAATGAATCGTTCTCGTAAAGGGGGAATCGCTCATGAGCGATACCGCGTTCCAGATCCAATATCGGCAAGAATTCATCCAGATGTTCGAGCAGCATCAATCGCTGCTGCGCGAGACGGTGACCACCGAGGCGGTGATCAAGGGCCAGCAGGCGATCTTCCTGGTGGCCGGCTCGGGCGGCGCCTCCGCAGTCACGCGTGGCGTGAACGGCCGCATCCCGGCGCGCACCGACGACAACCTGCAGAACACCTGCACCTTGCAGGAGTGGCACGATCTGGTGCGCAAGACTGGCTTCAACGTGTTTGCCTCGCAGGGCAATCAGCGCGCGATCATGCAGATGACCACCATGGCGGTGATCAATCGCAAGATCGACGACCTGATCATCAACGTGGCCCTGGCGGCTGGCACCGTGGCGATCGGCGCCTCTGGCACCGTGCCGACTGTATCGATGTTCCAGAACGGGCGGGTGAAGCTGTCCAACGCGGCGGTGCCGTGGGACAGCAACATCACGTTCCTGTGCCAGCCCTCGATGCTGGCCTATCTGGAGCAGGCCCCGGAATTCGTCAGCGCCGACTGGGTGGACATGCGCCCCTACGCGGGCGGGGAGAACCCGAGCTGGCGCGACAAGCCGATGGCCTACCGGTGGCGCAACGCACTGATCATCGAGCACCCGAACCTGCCTGGCAAGGGAACGGCGGCGGAGCAGTCGTACCTGTATCACAAGACGGCGCTGGGACACGCGATCGACACCTCCGGCATCCAGTCGCCCGTGGGCTACGATCAGGAGCAGGACTACTCCTACGCGCGGGCCACGGCTTTCATGGGGGCGCTGCTGCTGCAGAACACCGGCATCGTCGTGATCACACACGACGGCAGCGCGTACGCCTAACCGCCTGACAACCTAGGAGACCCCTCATGGCATACCAAGGTTCAACGGCGGCTTCAAGCGTTTCCAACCCTCCGGTCAATATCATCCAGACGCTCTCGCAGGGCGGCTTCTCGACGGCGGTGTCGACTGGCATCAACATGGGTTCGACCCAGATCGGCACGACGCTGTTCTCGGTGCCGGGCCGGGCGCTGGGTGGCAACCTGTGGTACTACGCCTCGACTGATGCGTCCTCGACCGTGTTCGCGGCGGGCTACTTCTCGGACGGCTTCAAGCTCGGGATGCGCCCTGGCGATATCTGTTTTGCGGTGTTTTGCTCGAGCCTGGGTTCGAGCCAGACGCTGGCGATCGGATTGATCGGGGATGTGTCATCGACGGCCTTCACGGCCGGAGCGCTTTCGACCAACAGCTGGCTTTCCTCCACGCGCTGACAAGCGCGGCTTTACCCGCAGGGGTTCCCCGAGGCCCCTGCGGCTTTTGACCTAAGGAGCGACAGATGCCCGAAGTCACGACAGCACAGGACAACGCACAGCAAGGCGCCGCCCAGCGTCCCCGCGTGACTACTCAGGCCACGCCCATGCGCATGCGTTTGGCGGAGATCGAGCGCCACGACTGGGTGAATAACGCCGAGTTTGGCACCACGCTGGACGATGTGAAGGAGCCTGGCTATTGGGCGCACATGGCCAAGCAGATGACGCCTTATGACCACATCGAGTGCCGGGTGGACGATTCGACATGGCTCGCCCACCTGCTGGTGCTCGAAGTCGGACGCAACTGGGCGCGCGTGATGGTGCTGAATCATTGGCGGCTGGATGGCTCGGATGTGGCCCAGACCATCCTGCAGGAGCAGTTCCGGATAGACTGGAAGGGTCCGCAGCACAAGTTCGCGGTGATCCGGGTGCGCGATAACGCGATGATCAGCAAGGAGCATCGCACCCGCGAGCAGGCGCAGGACGCGCTGCGCAACTTCGAGCGGACGCTAGGTGCGGCCACTTAGATGGCAGATTCGGCTTCGCAGCTTGCGTTGTACAACTCCGCGCTGCTGCTGTGCGGCTCGCGTGCGCTCGTCTCCCTGACCGAGAATCGCGAGCCGCGCTATCTGCTCGACACGGCCTGGAACGACGGCGCCGTGGACGGATGCCTGGAAGAAGGCCAGTGGTACTTCGCGATGCGCACGGTGCAGCTGGACTTCGATCCGGCAGTGCAGCCGACTTTCGGCTACCGGTACGCGTTCGACAAGCCGGCCGACTGGGTGCTCACGGCGGCGGTGTGCGAGGAAGAATACTTCCGCGTGCCGCTGACGCGCTACTTCGACGAGGCTGGGTTCTGGTACGCGGACCTGCAGACCATTTACGTGCGGTTCGTGTCGAACGATCCGAACTACGGCGGGGCGCTGTCGCGCTGGCCGCGATCGTTCTACGACCTGGTGGCGGCACGGCTGGCCAGAAAGATCAGCTTCAAGATCTCCCAGGACGAGGCGACGCTCAAGCGCATCATGGACGCCGAAAAAGCGGCCAAGATCCAGGCCAAGAATCGCAGCCACATGGCTGATCCGACGCAGTTCCCGGCGCAGGGATCGTGGACGCGCGCGCGGCAGCGGTTCCTCAACCGGCGCGACGGGGGCAACACTTCGGGCAACCTCATCGGGTAGGCGGTCGCGCACATGGCGCTGCGCGAGGTCACCTCCCTTTACAGCTTTAACCACGGAATCATCGATCCGTTGGCGCTGGCGCGCATCGATGTGCGGCGCACCGCCATTGCCGCCGCAATCCAGCAGAACTACGTACCGCGCGTGATGGGCTCGATGATGCTGCGCCCCGGCTTCGCGTACCTGGGTCAGACGCTCGCCAACAATCCGGCCCGCTTCCTACAATTTGTCAAGAACACGGTCAGTTCGCTGGCGCTGATCGAGTTCACACCCGGGGCGATGCGGATCTGGCAGAACGACACGCCGATCGTGCTGACGGCAGTCACCACCAGCATCTTCAACTTGCAGCCGGGCTGGACTTCCTGGGTCAACAACTCGGAGACCGGTGCCAGCGTCACGCAGAACCTGGACATCCTTTTCACCTCGAACGGCTTCTCGGCGGCGATCCTGGATCAGGTGGTAACGGTTGGCGTCAACGCCAACAAGGAGCACACGCTCAAGATCATCGTGGGCGCCAGCACGGCGTCGAACCGGGTCAATCCGTTCGCGATCCACCTCGTGATCGGAACCAGCAACACCGATAACTCGTACATCGACACGATGCTGGACCCTGGCGTGCACCTGATCTCGTTCACGCCCACGAGCAATTTCAATATCCGCCTGCTGTCCACCTTCAACGGCACCGTGTGCGTGTACGACCTGCGCCTGTACAACAACGTCAACGTCACGCTGGAAATAGATGCGCCGTATCAGCTGGCCGACCTGAACAACCTGCGCGCCGATCAGTCGGCTGATAACGTGTACCTCGCGTGCGCCGGATTTGCCCCACGCGTGGTGCAGCATCGGGCAGCCCATTCCTGGTCGCTTGCCATGTTCCAGCCGCCAGACGGCCCGGTGAACGTGATCAACACGACCGGGACCACCATTTCCGTCAGCGGCACCACGGGAGAGGTAACGCTCACCGCTTCGCGCCCGATCTTCTATGCGTCTAGCACGGGCGGCGACGGCGCCGGCCAGGTCGGCACGGCCTGGCAGATCGGTTCGCAGGGCCAGCAGGTGATCACCACCCTGGCCGCCCAGGATCAGTTCACCAATCCGATACAGGTATTCGGGGTTGGCGACAGCCGGCAATTTACCCAGATCATCGTCGGCCTGACCGGTACCGGAACGACGGTCACGCTGCAGCGCTCGTTCGGTGTGGCCGGTAACTGGGTCGATTACGGCCCGGCCGGCGTCTACACGACGGATCAGAACGTCACCACTTCGCAGGACGGTCTGGATAACCAACTCGTCTTTTATCGATTCGCCATCAAGCACGGGGACTACCACGGCGGCACGATCAGCACGCAGCTGTTCTTCGGCAATGGATCGATCACCGGCTATGTGCTCCTGAAGCCGCAGGGCCTGTCCAATTCGGCCCAGAGCACCGTTGCAGCCACCGTGAGCAAGCCGATCGGCGTGCAGAACCTGCCAGTGACGCTGTGGTCCTCGCCGCAGTGGAGCGGCATCGCCGGCTGGCCCACGGCGCTATCTCTGTTCGAAGGCCGGCTCTGGTTCGCCGGCCAGAACGGGATCTTCGGCTCGGTCTCCAATGCCTTCAACAGCTTCGACAACACGACCGTGGGCGATTCCGGGCCGATCCAGCGCACCATCGGCGCCGGCCCGGTGGACGTGATCAACTGGATGCTGCCGCTGCAACGGCTGCTGTTCGGTGCGCAGGGGTCCGAGTGGTCATGCCGGTCCAGCGCCCTGGACACGCCGATCACGCCGACGGACTTTCTGCTGCGCAACATCGGCACCCAGGCTTCCACGGGCGTGTCGGCGGTCAAGGTCGATCAGATGGGCTTGTTCGTGAACAGCACCGGTAGCCGCTCTTACCTGCTCGAGTTCACGAACCCGTATTCGTTCGTGGACTACGCCGAGACCGATCTGACGGCGCTGTGCCCACGGGTGCTGGCGCCCGGGGTGGTGCGCATGGCGGTGCAGCGCCATCCGGACACGCGCGTGCACTTCGTGCGCTCCGACGGCACGGTCGTGATGTGCGTGTTCGACAAGGCCGAGCAGGTGCAGGCTTTTATTACTATCGTGACGCAGGGCGCGATCGAGGACGTGGTGGTGCTGCCGAACGTACCCGGCAGTCTGGACGATCAAGTCTACTACCTCGTCAATCGCATGATCAACGGCG